TATATTGGCACTTTAGCACTGAGTGATCCTAGTGTTTTGCCGTTAATCAGTGTATTCGATGATCCTAAAAACTCACACAAGACCTCTTGGTTGAATTTCAATTCACCTAATAGCTGTAACTGTTGATCTGCCCATTCTTCATCTCTACCTGGTATTCTACTGTAATGAATGAACATGTTCTCAAAGCCGTTACGCTTCTCTACAGAATCGTTCCAAAACTTCCAGAAGTGATTGTAGCCTAGAGGTGTAGATGTGAGTAGAATCTTTGTAGTTTCACCAGCAGAAATCGTAGGATAAACAGATGTGAAAAATTCCTCTGCTACATTGTTAGGAATAATAGCTGCCTCGTCAATGTACAACCAGTTAACAGACTTACCACGAATACCAGATGATGTAGTAGCTGCTGTGAATACTCTCGATCCATTCTCTAAGTCAACGTCACCCTTGTTCCAAGTCTTCACACCTTGTTGCATCCATATAGGCAAATGCTCATACATGATTTGATAACGTGCCAACACTTCTCTTGCAGCGTTACTCTTGTTTGCCATGATAGCAACAGTCTTGCTGTCTTGAAATATAGTGTAATGAAGAATACACGCAGCCGCAGTTACTGTTTTACCTTGCTGCCTTCCTTCCATAAGAATGCAGCGTCGATTGTCCATAATAAATTTGACTTTTTCTTTCTGACAATCGTACAATTTGAATGGCTGCAACCCTGTATCTAGTGTGACAATCATACAATAGGCTTCAATAAAATATATAGGGTCTCCCATACATTTTTGATATTCTATAATCTGCTCAGGCGTCCACTCATGATTATGCCCGATTGATTTTAGATTTGGATTACCGTGGTAAGAAGTTGCTTCTTGATTAGTCAGTTGCGGAATCATGCTCAATCACTTCTTTTTTTGCACTCAATGCTTTTAACAAGTCAGAGGTGCTACCATTAAATAAAATGTTTGTTTGATTTTCTATTTTCGATGCTTGCTTAGGATCTGTGAGATCGATCTTCTGTTTCTTTTCTTGTATTTCCATAGCATCTTTTGCTTGATCAGACATCAACTTGATAGCTTGCACTGCAACCTCAAATGCTCTTGGGTTGTCGCTATTTTGCGCGACTTCTAATATACTTTGTACAGCAGATTCACTGTAAGCCATTGCGCGTTTTAAACTACTCCTAGCTTCCTGAAAATCATGTTCTAGTTGTTCGTCTTTTTTACCAACAGGAACAATAGGCCTAGAAATTTCTTCAGCCTCAGTCATTGTGCCAAAAGTTTTATCTAACGCATCAAATACTTTATTAGACATAGGTTTCATCAAACTCCTCCAAGAATCGATATGCATCATCTATTGTTTGTGACCCTGCATCTGGTCCCTCTATAGTAACTGTTGGCGCACTAACATATCCAGATCCAGCATCGTCAATAACAATGCTGCCTATCTTATCACCATCCATAACTGCGTGTGCCCTTGCGTTTCCTGTAAGAGTAACGTTAGGTTCTGTTGTATATTTTGTACCTGCATAAGTAAGCGTAATTGCGTTTACCGCATCACCTGAAATTGTAGCAGTAGCGGTTGCTCTTGCATCTTCTACACTATACGTCTGTCTGACAAATGCCCCCTGAAAGTCTGGGTTCTGATATATTGTAGAAATAGCCTCTCGTATAACACTTTGATTTGATACATAACCGTAAAAATTTAATTTCATGTTAAAATTCAAAGTCCAGATTATACTCTGTCGATCTGCAAATGTTCCAGCAGTGTTATCTTCATACGAGATACCATCTAAGACAATCTTTATGTCTCGTTTTATATCCATTTCAGGCAAATCATTCAATGTGATATTAAAATCAGGATTGAAGTATGGTAAAATTTGTTCTAATATTTGAAGCCCGTCTTCTTGGTTCTTAGCAAAGATATACAATGCAAGATTCATATCATATGGTGTTGATACGAATTGACGAGTGACATTCAATGCATCCGAGCTTATCGTCTTTCGATGTTTTTGTATCTGTGATATTTTTCTACTAGGATCATATTGCAGCCCTAGAATTTCAAATCCCATTCTAGGTAGAATAATTGCAACATCGCCTCTTGATTCTACTGTCGGTGTCTGCTCAATGCGAGTTAAGAATTTTTGTTTTGTAGAGTATGCTAAAGGCACTCTAAGATTCTGTACCGCTACATCCGATATATTCTTTCTTTCAATATTAATACCATTGAAAATTGTGCCAAAAGCAATTATTGCTTTGCGTACATGCTCATGGTAAAACTGCTTGCCTTTAAACATCTAATTCACCAAATGGGTTTAATTCTGAGAAGTCTAAAATGTCACCCGCAGTTTCTTCATTGGTGAAATCTTGATTATCGCCTGCAACACCTGGTTTGACTGAAAAGTCTTCTTTGATTATAGCACCACCAGATTCAAGCAACAGTCTGTCACCATCTTCTTTCTGCAATTCAAACAACCGCTGATCCAATGAATTGTCATCTTCAATCTGATCAATCGCGCCAATACCTGTAGTAATCTCCTCTGAACTATATTCAAACAATTCAGTGGTTATTCTAAACGTGTAAATTTTACCTAGCTGATAGAAAGGATTCTGAAACTCTACAAACTTAATTTCAAACAGTGAACGAGTTTTGCCAAAGTAAAGTAGATCGCCTTCCATTGGTCTAGCGCCATCTTTCACAAAATCGCCGCCAGTACTAACAACCAATTCATCCCATCTACGTCTCGCAAGAATGAAAGTTGCTTGGTCGCGAGTCTCCAATCCAAAGCGACTGAATAGCTCACCATCACCTTCATTACCAGCAACGTTTTCCATGTACATTTCTAGAGGATATGCTTGCGTAAATTTAGATAGGGAATCTTCATCAAAGATTATATCTCTATTTACAAAAGTTCTAGGTAAGTAATAGACATCGTGCCCGTAAATCTTTAAGGATTCGATTACTAGGTCTTCTACAAGTAACTGCTCACTTGTGGTACCCGATGTGTCTCCACTTTGAAAATAGAAATTTGTTGGCACGTTAGCCTACCATAAATGCGGGAGGAAGTTCGTACTTAGATTGCATTTCTTCTTCAGTCTGTTGAATTTCTGCAACCGCTTCTTGAAATATCTGATCTCCGTTGAGTATCACACCACCTGGCAATTGAATGCCGCCAAACTTTTTCATGTTCTCGCCCCACTGTCTTTTAATAAGTGCAGTAGTGTATTTCTTTAAAAACATGTCGTTATACACTTCAGCGTAATCGGTGCCTGCAATCATAGCCTGACCTTCAGCAATCACATAGTCGCCAACATCGAATGTCTTATCAAAGTCTGTGTCAATGTAAAGTCTATTAGTTTTTCGATTGAATCGTATTTGTCTTTCAGTAACGAAAATGCTTTCTAGTGTAGATAAGTGAGTCTTCACCATAGAGTAATATGTCAAGTCTGCACTGAGTAAATTGTACAAGTCATTCAATGCAAATTGATAATCAACATCAAACAAGCCGTCTGACTTGCCGCCAGTTGTCGCGCCAAACTTAAACATTCTAGTAACGCCAAGAATATTGTCACCTATAGGAATGTAGCCGTTTTCTAAGTCGCCTTTAGAGTATGCGGTAGACGAAGATGTGGTTGTAGCATATCCAGACTGATTGCCTGTAATGGTTTCAGATAAAGAAAAAGTTGCGCCACCAGGCTTTACATTATCTACGGTGATTTCTGCACCATCTGTACTGACAACAATCGCTGTTGTTCCCGAAGTACCACCAGTAACAGTTTCACCAACAGTAAAGTTGTTAGCCAAGGATGCTTGTAATGTGATCTTTGACCCTGTAAGTTTGTGTTTGATGTAGGCTCTTTCGGTACCATCAAAGTGATACTCTTGCCAAAATTGGATTGCGTCATCTACGCGATCACTTACCTGATCGTCATCCACATTGATTTCAATAACAGGAAAGCCCAGTCTGCGTAAGCTATAATCAATCAAATCTTGTCTTGATGCTAGTACAGCCATCAGTATCTCCTAGTTATTATGGATCGTAAGCGTATAGTTCTGCTCTGAGTGCAGTCAATTCCGCTTGTACATAAGCCGTAGTAGCAATCTGCGTGGTGTTTGTGCCTGCAGATGCTGTTGGTGCAGCAGGAGTTCCAGTCAACGTGGGGCTTGCTAATGGAGCCTTTGCTGCCAATGCGTTGGTTGTCGTTGTCGCATAGTTCGCGTCATCACCAAGTGCTGCTGCTAATTCGTTCAACGTATCTAATGCACCAGGAGCAGAGTCAACTAAATTCCCTACCGCAGTATCAACATAACTTCTTGTCGCAATTGTGCTAGTATCAACCGTAAGTGTACCCGACGAAATGCCTATGCCAGTACCTGCTGTCAAATATGAATCGATTTCTGTGTCTACCCTAGCGTTAGTAAAGTACAGATTGGTGCTACCTTCACCAATATCATCAGTATCTCCAGTGACATTAGTTAAATCGGCAAGCAATAAAGATTTACCGCCCTGTGTTGAGCCATCATGCACTCGCAAATGGTAATCTGTGGTGCTGACGGATAGTTCTCCCTGAGCACCGGTAAACGCATTATTCTGGGTAGTTGTCCCTCTTCTAAATTGTACTTGTTTAGGCATGTATCCTACCTCTATATATTACATCTATTTATAATAAATTTTAAGACCAGTTTATTCTGGTGCACCAGGTGATCCTGAGGGAGCCTCTGCATTTGATATTAGACCTAGCTCAAGTGCTTGGTCTATCTGAGCTTCTACTCCTACCGCTATTGCAATACTATTAGTGTTGCAGTGAGCAATTAAAATGGAGCTGATATAGCCAATAGCAGTATCTGATCTTGCTGTTGCTGAGTTTGTTATCCAGTCTGTTATATCTACAGCTACAGTATTAAGTGCCTTTTCCTGTGCTGATGTTAATGTTATTGTAAAGTCCGTCATTTAATATTCCTTTTTTAAATTATGCAGCACTGAGTAAACAAAAACTTATCGAACTATAGTTTCTATAAATCTGAAAATTCGCGCCGGAAATGTAAACTTGCCCTGTAATATAGTCACCCGCAGAGCAATAAATTATATCTGTCCTGCCGATTCCTTCCTGGTAGCTGTTAGCGGATGTTTTGTTGTAACCATAAATTTGGTAAGGCGTTTCACCATGAACGGTTACGCTGCCATTCCTTGCAAACTGTGGGTGTATATACGAGTTCGTTGGAGGGCTGGTGTTCATTACATATAAGGACATACTACATAGATAGTATCCTGCAAT